CCATTCCATAGGACCTTTACCGCGTTGCAGTAAATATCCGACAGCATCACCAGCTAAGGAAAAGATACCTGATTCCATCATGAGTTTGACACGACGCACTGGAGGTGAATCACCATCCATTACCTGCCAAGCATCTGGAATATTCATGCCAAGTGGATTGCCTATATCATCTAGGAATCCATCTAGAGACGAAGCAATACCTTCATCTCGTTCGCTATAATCACTGACACCTACAACAGCTACATCAACTGCAGCAGTAGTAAATACCTTTGCAAGACCACGTGCGATGGCACTGCCACCAGTAGCACGGAATGCAGCACTACCGGCTACCGGACCTGCAGCCATCGAGCCAACAATTGTGGGAACAATGACACCAGTTACATCACGGATACCTTGAGAAAGGGGTGATTGAAATTTAGTTTTTTCATCCCATGCATCATCAATAGCTTGTCCGCCAGCCAAGCCAGCAACGTCCATGCCAAGATCAATAAAAGGAAGTGGTGTAGCTGCAGTAACAACAGGTGCAAGTACTTCCATAGCCTTATAGTCGGCTTCAGTACCGGCAGAATATCTACCTGATTGACTGCCATAACTATATTTAGCTTGTTCTTTTTTTTGTTCTTCTACTTGTTTTTCTTGTTCTAATTCCTGCTCTCTGTCATCAAGTTTTTGTTCCATTGAACGTACTTTACGTTCTTCAGGCACATCATCTTGACCAGTAAAAGTTTCAATGTCGTCGTCGTATAATTTGTTAATTTCCTCCTGAGTTAAACCAGAAGGGTTATAGCTATCCATTTAGTAAATCCTTAGACTTTATAGATACTGCCGTCAGGCAGCTGAACAATGGATTGTCCCTTGTATTTTCCAATAACACGGGAACCTTTTTTCAATTTTACCGGCAAGGCAGAGTCCCAATCCTTAGATAAAGACTCTGTATCTTCCTTGATCGAGTAAAATGACATGATGTCATCAATTTCATTCATCGTATAAATTTTTGATAGTGTGTTGGTACTTCTCCTGTGTAAGGTCCAAAACCAGTTTGATTGGCATAATGAAAAAAGTTACCTGTAGGATCTCCCATTACATCACCCTCACCACGATTCTTAAGTTGAGTCTGACCTTTGTAATCAGTACGGCCTTGTAGTAGATTAAATGCTTCGACTATTTCTTGCTGTCCATCTACTGAACTATAATAAGACTCAAGTTTAGGCATAAATTTTGAGTTACCTTTGTAAACAGCCTCATACTGCCCCTCTTGATTAATAACCTCTTGAACTGTATTTGGATAACGTGGATCCGCTACACGATTTAAAATTGATGCAATGACTAAAGGAACATCTTTTGTACCATGTACAGCCTCACCAGAAGCACCGAATACAGCTTGACGAATATCAGCGTAGGTAATACCTTTCAAAGGACCTTGAGGCAATGGTTGTCTTAATGCAACAGTTTGCAAGCGAGCAATTGTTTTACTTCCACCTGCAAAAGTAGTATGAGAATCAGCGTATTTACTCAAGGCAACTGCTACTTTGGGATCTGTACTTGCAATTTGACCATAAGGAATAATAGACTTAGCATAGCCAGGGTATTGTTCTGTTAATTGAATAGCTTGTTGTAATGGAGTTAAATTTGGTTGGTTCCTACCTTCATCAGTTTGAAGCATCCAAACAGCAGTAAGTGCCTCAGAGTTGGCAGTATTAAGTTTCTTAAGTATACTGTTTACATTATGAAAAGCAGTAGCGCCTGTACCTGTTTGAGCGGGTGTTAAGTTTGGAGAACGGTCAATAACACTACTAATTTTGTTGAATGTTTTTGGTCCGTCTAGTAAACGTTGAAGTTCTGGTGAAACATAGGAATCTCTACGTAAAATACCAAAAGAACCTTCAGTAGCTTTAACACCTTTAATCCCTAGAGCATCAAATCTACGATTTAATAATTCATGAAATGGAATGCCAGCTGCATCAGCTACACCTTGATCATATGCAGTTGGTTTAAGAGGTTGATCAGATTCAATTTGTCTTTGATATGCAGGTACGTTTACATCAATAACCTTGTAGTCAGGATCATCTAAGCGAGAAACACCGTCTCCACGTAATTCATGACCTACTTCCTCAGCAGTACGTGGAGGAGCCTTGGGAAATTTTCTAGTAGTAAACGATGGGTGAAAATCTCTAAAATGAGTTATACCCCTTTCATCTTTAATAATAGGTAAGGAGTTTATAGCTTCTATAGCAGTTAAAACAGCCTGGTCATGGCGAATTTGAGGATCAGCTATCGTTTCTGCAGTTCTCCTCATTTCTCCCATATAATGCTTTTTCAAGATATAATCTGTTGCTAAAGATGCGGTAAAGCTTTTTGCCAACCCAGTAACAGCATCTCTTTCAACGCGAGTATTTGCAACATGTCCCAAGCTTGATTTTACACTAGCAGAATTTACCGCCCCACCATCCGAATCTTTTAAGTTAGCAAATGGTTCAACTTCTTTTGTAAGACGATCTGCTGTATCTTTATCAATATTGCCAACACGATACTCATCATCGATTCTAGTTTGGGAAAGATCAGCGGTATTAGCAAGCTCATTTAGTTCAGCAATTACAGCTTTACTTTCACGTTTTTGAGTGTAAAGACTATCAATTTCATTATCGAAAGCAAGCTTAGCTTCGAAGGTCATTGAACGGTTATCGACAAGACCCTGACTATATTCAGGACCCTGACTATATTCAGCAGCACTAAAAGTAGTCCCATCAGAAGTAGAACGTTTTAAAAACTCAATCGCCTTGGCCTTACCAATATTTTTCTGCTTAGTTTGATACTCACTTTCTTTTACAGCCTGTAGACGTTGAGCTTCTTTTAGCAGCTCTGTACCAGTATTTGTGTCACCAATTCTTTTATCTGTATCTTTCATGTGTCGGAATTGTAATTTTCCGAATTCTCTAGCAAACTCTACTGGGTTTTCAACATTAGGTAAAACCTTATTTTTGACTACATTTAAAGCAGTGCTACGATCAAGATATGGATTAGTAAAAGCTGAATCAACATATGTACTTGCATTTCTAGCTATTTGATCTACGGTATCACCAGAAAGAATATCTTCTTGCTGTAAATTATTATAGTATTTGATTCGGTCTGTTACTTGTTTATCAGTGTAGTCAAGATAACGTGTATTAATGAAGTTATTAATAGTTTCATCTACTTTCAAAAAAAGAATTGGATCAGCACCTGCCTTGATACCAGCCAATTGTTCTCTTGCTAATTCGTGATAAACTCTAGACAAATCACCAGGTGTAAGGTTACCTGTAAGTACTTCCTTTAGTGGAACCTGAACTTCTTGACCATCTTTTGTTATTGTGACAATCTTATCAGGATTTTGAAGAATTATATTTTCTAGCCCACCATTTACAAGTTGTTTAGCTTTTGTTGTACCTAAAGTTTGCCTGCTAAGCCGTTCTAACGTACCTTGAGTAATAAAAGCATTAGCAACAAGATTTAGATCCTTACCAGCCGCCTTCATCACAGTACCAACTGATTGATCAGCTATTTCTTTCTGTTTAGCAAGTGCCAACTGTCCAGTTAAAGCAAGTCCTTCAGCGTCTTTAAGCTGTGGTGCATGAGCCTGTATTTCTTGTGCTTTTAGTAGGGCATTATCTGTAGCCTGTTGGATGCCCTCTTTAGTCATTGCACCAGCAAACTGACCAGCGGCTTTAGACAACGTTGCCAAAGTCTCCATCGTGCGCTGTTCTTGCGCTATATCCTCTTTACGTTTTAGATTGTTATTATCAAGAGCAATCTTATCCTTACGTTGCTGAGCCTCTGCAACCTGCTGCATGTTATCCATGAGCATTTGATGGTTACGAGTATTCAACTCCTTTTCACGCTGCCTATGAGCGCGTAGGTTATTGATAAGAGTAGCGTTCTGTTGTTCTTCGATAGAACTAACGGCACGCATACTTTCAATAATATCGTCAGCTTCTTTTAAAATACGCTGAGTGTCATCATAAATCTGTGGACTAGCGCCTGTAACAGAACGCTCTTTAGTATAAAATTGTGCCATTAGTTAACGAATAATAATTAGATCCAGCCTGATTGTCCAATTCCAGTAAGAGCAGCACCACCCATGGCGGCGACACCAGCACCAGTAGCACCAGTTAATAAAGTAGCGCCACCTATAGCAAGCGAACCGCCCGCAGTAAGAGGAGCTGCTGCTGCTGCTAACACCATTCCACCAATTGACAATATTTTACCAAAGGTGCTTGTCTTGTTTTGTGGTTGTCTTGCAGATCCAGCCATCGGTGTTTCAAGTGGAAGTGGCGGTTGGATGTACTTAACTTTAGGAATTTTAAAAGGCTCTTTAGGAGCATCAGCAAACTGTGGTTCTGCCATGCGTTGTGCATAAGCTTGTGAGTCTGCCTTAAATTTATCAAAGAAAATTTGTTCTTTAGATTGCTCATAACCATTTAGAGCACTAATAAGAGTTTCACCCAGCTCTTCTCTATTCATTTCAAAACGGTTATTAGTAACAGTCTCAATCTGCATCAACCGTTCATTATCAATAGAAGATTTTGCTAACGCAACTTGCTCTTGAGCTGCTGCACGATTGGTTGTAGAAGTAAATTCAGCCTGACTTGAAGCTTTAGCATTAGCCTGTTGTTCACCAATAAACCCTTTTTGTTTAGCTGTATTGAGAGTAAACCGGTTCAGTGAGTCATTTAACTTAGCTGTATTAAGACCAGCTAAAGCCATGATAGTTTGCTCAGCACGTCCAGCACTGACACCAGATCTACCTGAAGAGCGAGCCTTCCCTAAATTAACAATCTCTTGAATATTAGTTTGTTGTTGCTGAAACGCAGTCTCAGCTTGTTGAGTTTCAAGCTGATAATCAGCATTACTGATGCTTTGTCTATACTCAAGATTAGCCGCTGTATCACGTAGAAATTTAGTTTTTTCAGCGTCAGCGTCAGCAAGACGTTTGTTTTGTTGAGCCTCAAAGTCACCGACCTGTAGCGAAGCTAATTGAGAAGCTGTCGCAATAGCCTGTTCTTCGCGTCTAAAGCCTAGTTCCTGTTCTTGGAACTGAAGCTGTTTAAAGCGATCGCCTAAGACTGTTTCACTGTCCCTCAAGGCACGCTCTGCACCCTGCTGATTAAATGCAAGTTGGTTAGCAACAAGTTGCTGGTTTTCATTGTAAGCCTTGAGCTGTGCATTCATTTGAATGTCACGTTGCTTCATCTGGTCTATATAATTAGACTTAGCTTGTTCTTCTTGTAACTCGCGGGTTATTGTTGCTGTCTCAAACTCTCTTGCATTTTCATCCAGTGCAAACTCAAAATTTGCTATAGCAGCAGTATCTTGATATTTTTTGATGTTGCGGTTTGCACTTTTACTTCCAGTTTTACCAGTTGAACCGTACTCTATTTTAAGATCAGTTGTAGGTGCATTGGTAACTATAGATTGAAAGCCACCTTTATTATTACCAGGTCTTGGATTTTTTTTAGCCATCAAGCTCTCCTATAGTTTCTATCAGAATATTTACCTTCCCATTGAGCAGAAGATAAAGATACGATGTACGGTGTGTCACTAAATAATTGCAAATCATATTCAGTATTTTTTTGAAGTATTGGTAAAGTAAAAATCACAAGATCATTGATTGGTACACGATCGTATTTATAAGCATTAGCTTTTATAACCGTAGAACTTTTAGTAACTTGTGGTTGATTAACAGGAGTTAATTTAAAAGAGCACAGGCCAGACAAAGCCATAGAAAATTTAATCCTATGAATACTTAGATAGGCAGATACATCTGGCACATCCTGACGCCTAAAATAAAAATTAGGCATGTCAACTGAAAAGTTTAATTTATAACCAACTAACCAATCAAGTGCAGACAAGTCTTTACCAACAATAGCAAAGTAAGCACCTTCACTATCTGTACCTGTAGTACACGTTTGAAAAAAACCAGAGAACGTAGATCCTGATGCTACATCTTGTACTGCAATAGGAGTTAAAGATGAGATAATCTCAAAAGGTATATAAATACGAGTCTCACCATTAACATATCGCTTGCCAGATGCGTAACTAGAAGTGGCTTTTGGTTCAGCAATGAAGTCAAATGAAGGGTTAGACTCTTTAATACTACCTGAAGAAACTTGTGTACCAGTAGGGATAGTATTTAATTGAGAAGTTACTAAAGTAAGTTGAGTACCTTGCTTTGTTACAGCAAACATTTCATCATTATCAGTTTCCATAAACTGGATGTCACCAGGTAGTTCCCAGCTATACCAGCCACGCATCAATAACTCTTGACCTTCTACATAGTTTCGATAGAAGTATGCTTTACGTGCTGATTGATCATAAAGACCAATAAACGAGTTTTGAGTATTAGCAAAAAGAGCATCAACAGTATTAGGAATATACTGTGTAACCTGTTTCCCAATGTCAGAAATGACAGGGTTAGCATTTTGACCCTGAGTAACCATACCCAAGGTACGACAATAATCTGCAGTTTTATTTACAAAGACAATACTTGAACCCATATCAACAGGTGGTATAGACTCATCTATTTCATAGTTAGATATAGATTTAATCACTGACTGACTAGGTGTAAGAACACCAGTGTCAGAGAACAACATAAATTGTTGCTGTCTACTAAACAGCACAATGCCTTGTGTAACAGGCATAGCAGCTGATAGTTTGACAGGACGTAGACTTACACAAGACAAATCAATTGGATCTGCATCAGATTGCACCTGAGCAGAAACTGAAAAGAAATTAAAAAAGTCATCAGGCTGGCTCATAATCACATTCTCATCAGACAAGAAACCAAGACGGTTATTGCTGAAGAATAGATGTGAGATTTTTTTGCCAGTGAAAGATGCGTTTGGATTAGTAGCTAAGTCACCGACTGTACGGTTAGTATATGGACAAACCTCAAAAGTAAAGTTGCCACTACTGTCTCGTCTAATACGGTGAGGCAATGTAGAAGCTGTGTAGCCTAAAGTAATATTAGGTTGAGCAGCCTCTTGCCAAGTGGTGCCATCTGATTTGACATAGAAGTCATCTTCAGCAGCACTGGTATTAGATACTTTGTAATAAGCACCACTGTTAGATGAAGCAGCTGGTAGATCAGCAACACTAGCTACAGTGGTAAAGCTACTACCAGGAGTAGTACCAGAGGTAGTTACAGTAATAGTTTTATTGACAATTAGTATTTGATCAAGACGTGATACAACATGAAAGTCATTGATATTGCCATTAAGATATGCTTGTCCAGTTTGATTACTGATTGTCTTTTCAGCACCAGTACTGACATTCCACATCTTTACTGTTTGATTTTTTATAACACCAACGAAAGCTTCTGATGCATCAAATCGATAGTAGAACCAATGACCACTGGCATAGGTTGTAGCTGTATTAGATCCAAGGTTTGATTTCCACTCGAACCCATTACGTTTAACAAGTCCGAACGTAGGATCCAAATAACCGTTTACGATGTCTCGAACTTGACCTAGTGCTTTCTGGTCATCTGGTTGTGTCGATACACCACCCAGGAAGTCAGGTATTTGTTGAGTGATGTTTGCCATTAGTAACGAGAAAGTGCGGTATAAGGTTGATAGCTGGTGTAGAAATTGCCGCCTTCAGGATGTCCAAAGAAAGTAAAATCACCCTGACTACATTCGTATTCAAGTGCAACTGCTTTCTTTTCAGCTTCAATACCTTTTAAAATAGAATATTGGTTTGTGTCACCCACAACTCTGTTAGAGAATAAGGTGGTAGCACGAGCTAATATATAATCTTGAATAGGTTTCGGTAAATAAATATAGTCATATAATTTACGTACATCGCAATCGGGATCATAGTCCCAATTAAAGGTATGCATCTGACGGTCATAAAGATACAAACCTGCAGGGCTGCAGTCAGTATCGTTTCTAACTACTGAGTTATGACTTGCATTGTTGTGATCATTTGTCAGATCAATTTGAATAACATCATTAGGAATAGCTATTCGTGTTTGCGTAACACCAGCTACGGTGACGTTTGTACGTGACTGCTGGACATGATATTCAGTATTAAATGTCCATCCTTCTGCCTGCACCTCACGTGACACTCGTGTCAACGTATCGAAGGCAAGTGCAACTTCCGGGTTGGTTGCTTCTAATTGGTTAACAGGAGCTTGACTGACAGCCGCAAGCATCTCATTAACTGCATCTAATTGTTCGGTAGTCGGATTATTTGGAATTGTAGCCATGAGATACTTATAAGTAAAAAAAAGGGACCCCGAAGGATCCCTTGTGTATGAATAAAAATCAGAATGCAGATGGAGCAGAAGCACCTACATACAGCTCAACGCTGGCTGCAGGGTTCAGATAATCCGCACCACAGGCAAGGCGCCCGAGCATCACGTCACCCTGGTAAACCACGGATACGTCTCCACTGGTGACTTGCACCTGTGGACCGATTGCTTCGACCATACCGGCAGCTTCCTTCTGGAAGATCAAGCCACAGGACTTAGAACCAACCTCAGAGGCGGTGCCGTAATCGTTGTTGATACCGGCTTGTGCAGTAGAAGCATCTTCCATGGTTTCACCCACGAAAGAACCTACGTTGGTAGGAGAGGTGACACCAGTGGTGCCGCCGTAAGCAGTGCCGTACTTACCCAGGAACGGGATGTTCATGGACTTGTAGATCTTGATACCAGCAATCTCGATGATTCCGTTACCACCTTGCAGAGCAGAGCCCTGGGCGTCACGGTTCACGAGGCCAGAGGAACCAACAGCTTGGATCAATTCGTAGTACTGACGTGGGTTCAAGACAGCCACACGGCCATCAGAGGTAACACCCTTTTCATCTAGCGCAGCTGCTGCGTCGTAGAAGGCGGATACCAAGTTGCCAGAGTTAAAAGCATCAGAATCGTTAGTGGTAGAACCAACGCGAATCTGTGTACCACCTGGCTCGACAAAGCCAGTCTTAGTGATAGGTGATGCCTGACGTGCACCACGTGCTACTGCACGGAATGCAAGACGGTCGTACTTCTCGGCAAGAGCATAGCCGATTTTACGAGAAATCTCCCCGCGCAAATCGTAGTGAGAAAGTACTTCATCAAGGTTGTAGACAAATGCACTAGAGATCAAAAGATCGTCAACAGTAATTGTCTTCTCGGCCACCGGAGGTGCACCATCAGAGTTACCAAGAATGCTATTTCCGGGTGTATGAAATTCGCTTTTGGTACGGCCTGTGTAGATAAATTGTAGAGACTTGCCGTTCTTAAGTGTACGCTTCATGATCAAATCACGAGCGATTGTGTTATTTTGGAACCCTTTAAACATTTCTCCACTGAAGAGTTTAAGATAAAGAGCGCGGGCGTCTCCCGCTGCATTAGCCTGACCCGGCCGTGTAAGGCTCGTGGTCAAAGTAGAATTTTGTTGTGCCATTGTATTGGTTAATTAAAGATATAAACAGGACTAAGATCTTAGAAATTTTTGTGGTCTGTCCCACCGTCTAGACGGCAAAGGGTATCCGCGTACGGGCCAATGCCAATGCCGGGGAGGTCCGACTCTGAGGTGCCTCCCAAGCTGTCACTCCTCTTCAGGAGTTTCTTCTTCTTTCTCTTCTTCTTTTTTTTCAGGCTCAGGACCATAGCTAGTCACAAAAGCCTTTACTACATCAGATTGTTGAGACATTAGAAATCAAGGTTAGAACGTTCTAGTTGCTGCATGATGTCGTTTCGATAAGCAGGGTCTGAGTCATAACGAGGATCAGACATAGCTTTAACTAATTCAGCTTGACTACGAAATTCAGATTGGGTATTGCTTGAACCTTTACCAGTAAGTAGTTTACCTTCAGTACCAGTAGCATCATTGTATCTAGACAACATAGCTTGAACAGCAAAGTAAACTGAATTGGGATTACCGTCTTCCATAACGGCATCGTACATATCAATTTCTTTTTGTTCCAAAGTAGATGCTGCCCATTTCAACATAGACTCGTAACCATTTTTACCACCTGCAAGATCTTGCAAATAGTCCACATCCTCTTGTGTTAGTTGTGGTTTAGAGTCATCTTCCTCTTCAGGTTCTGGCTCTTCAGGTTCAGCCTCTTGTGGTTCTGGCTCTTCAGCAGGCTCCTCTTCCTGCTCAGGTTCTTGTGCTCCGAGTTTTGATTGCAGTTCTAGGTAAGCTTTCTCCAGTTGTTCAGGAGAACTATACTTACCAGCCAAGAGTTGCTCTTGGTCTTGCTGCATCTGTTCTCCAATTTCTAAGGAGTTTTGCTCATCAGCATTTAGTTCAGGTTGTGGAGCCTCTTGATATGAAAGTGTTTCAGCCATAGGTGTGGATTATTGTGGTGGTTGTTGCCGTGCTTGTGCAGCTGTCATCTGTGCTGTTTGATCAGTAAGAGACATCTGCTGTTGCTGTTCAAATTGTGCTTGTTGTTCCTGCTGTAACTGCTCAGCTGTTTTAACTAGATTTAAAGTATCAATGCCCTGGGCTGCAGCCAATCGTTTGACAACCTCCTCAGGATTAATGTATTGAGCAATAGCTTCTGGACCCATGGTCTGTGCAATGGTCTGCATAAACATCTGCAGACTCTCACGATCCTGACCACGACCAAGTGCACTCACACCAGCAACGATTGTTGGTTTGACAATGTTCTTTGGTAGACGTGGAATCTCACCAGTCTTTTGAAATACACTTAGTTTCCTGTTCAGATATGGAACAAGGAACTCAACGGTAAGAAGACTAAATAGACCACCGAGCTGTTGCTCTAGTTCCATCTGTGTCATTCGTACCTCTTCAGCCGTAGTCCGTTCAGACTGCCTGACTGTCAATACAAGGAATGCTTCACCAAGCCTACGTTCAAACTGTTGGATCATTTGGTAAGCAGTACCAAAGTCACCCTGCTTTCCTACTTGAACAACACCAATGTCATCAGGTCTTCCAGCCACGATGGCTCCATTGCCTGCGGCTGCAAGTGTTGATGGTTTAGTTGTGCTGCTAGGAGAGACTGTGAATACAACTTTAGCGGCTGCTGCACTTCCTTCGCAGATAGCTTGTGACAAGGCTTCCAAGCTTTTTAGATCACCCATAAACTCTTCTACTCTTCCTCTACCGTAGGCTTCATTGTCTACAGTATTGAAACGTAGTGGCAACCAAGGTGTTGTATCCAAGGGTGCCTTACCTTGGGAGTTAGGAATAATCTTGTCGTAAACTTCTTGGTGCCACACAAAGCGATTATTGTCTCGCTTAACAATGGTGTAGACATCAACGTCTTCCCGACTATATCCTGTGCTCTCATCGTCAACACGGTTAACTTCAGCAGCTTCAAAATCTTTGAGCATACCTTTGATAAGAGACTTATGTACTTTTTCTTTAGTAACGATTTCTATGACGTTGCCTAGACCGTCTCTTTCTACAGCATACCGACTCAATGGATACAACTTAAGTTTGTCCTTATCCATAAAAATAAGGGCATTGCCAGACACTACCAAGTGTTTAATAGCTTGATGGATTATTACTCTGTCATCTGATGCAGCAATAGACTCAAGAATAGTACGTTCGATCTTGGCAAAAGAAGCGTCAAGATCAGATCGTATAGCAGGGTCTAGTTCACCAGACAATATAGTTGATTCATCAATTTGAAGTTTAAAGAAACTTGTTTGAGGAGGTAGTAAAGCAAGCATCAATTTAGATGCAAGTGTTGTTACTCCTTTAGCACCAACGCTTTGCCAAGGTGTAAGAAGTGATTTGTAATTACTATCCTCTTCGTCTTGTTTAATTAAATAAGGTAGTGTCAGCTTAGAAGCATCCACTGCGGTTTGTAGAAATTGGTTACGGCCACTAGTCAGGGCATCATATCGTGATTTAGCTGTGGACATTTAAACAATAAATTTAAGATCTTGTGCAAATTTAGATTTTAGATCAGCAGACTTTTTATTTTTTACTTTACCTATTCCATCTAAAGATTTAGAAACACGATTAGACTCACGATAAGATGCGCCTAAACCTTCAGCTCTATCCTTAACAGTAGAAGCAAAACGAGGAGAGCTAGTAAATTTACTAAGCTTGGCGCTGTCAAAGTTAAGCTCTCTGTTGCCATCAAACATGTTAAGACCTTTAGTATCACCAGGGTTATCGATATAACTTGTTAAAGGTTTTTCCAAGTCTTTCATTAACCTATCAGAATTTTTGTCATACTGTTCAGCCATAGATAGATCTGCATATGGTGTGCGCTTGGGACTGCGGCCATATCTACCGGGCTTAATTCTCATACGTTGTAGTGCATCCCGTTTTAAATTTTTGAGATATTCTTTGCTTTCTTTAGAGTCTCCACCGTAAACATCTTGATATGCTTCTATTTTCCTAGTTAGTGCACCGTCTTTACCTAGAACCCTTTTAAAGATCTTTTGATCACGTTGTTTAGGAGTTAAATCACCGGTAACATTTGGTTGGGTTTTGTTTTTATTACCTTTACCTTTGCCTTTACCTTTGCCTTTACCTTTGCCTTTACCTTTGCCCTTGTCGTCCGCAAACTGACCAATGCCTTTTAGCTTTCTTTTAGCCCTAATTTCAGCAGTAGTTAATCCAGCTTGATTACCACTTTTTTTTACATTAGCTTGGCTTGAAGGTTTAGATGAGCTTGAAGGTTTAGGAGCTGAAGCAGCACTACGCTTAGCTACACGTCGCGCTTTATTTGCTTGTGCTGCTTTCCTTTGTTGATTGCGTTTAGAACCTTTAGCCATCGTTATCCTCCATGTATTTGATCACCCACTCGACAACACTACGTTGACCAGAGCGGTACATAATTTTTGACATTGAATCATCAGCTGTAGGGTTAGTGGGTGGAAATGTTTCCTCAAGTGCGTGTATTAGTCCACGAGATTGCATCCCGAAAACTTCAAGCGTATTGGGGGAGATTGACATTGCTATGCTCAAAGAAGGCTGGCATCCGAGCTGACTTAGTAAAGGAAAGCTCGGGAGCTTTACCCTCATACATAAGTCGATCACTAGAATCCAACCAGAATTGTTTATCTAAGTATTTGACAGTGCTGCGACCTAATGGTTGCATCACCCAGTTAATTGTGGCGAGACGTAGCTTGTCGAGACTAGGACTAATATCTAATCCCAGCTCACGGCAAACAAGACTATTAGCCGCTACGTGGATCTGTTCGTCTCGTGACACATCGGCTGATGTCGTTCGCATACCAGCGTCACCATTAGCGCGAAAGAATGGTAAAAGAACGAAGAACACTGCACGCTCGGCAACCATCGCTTTGGTGATAGTGTGATCTGGATGCGAGACCCAAGCATCTCGTAACCGTAACGCTTCGGACTCAGCTTTCTCATCAACCCCGTAAGCATTGGCGATGTAGCCAAGAGCCACGTCGTGGTTTTCTTCGTCCCGTACGTTGGATTCGAGTAGTTCCCGTGCCACGTCTGGAACTTCATTAGAGAGCGCATCAGTTATAAAATCTCCCACAGGCAGTTCCATATGTCGCAATGCAAGAGCACGCAGGATGGTTTCCTCTGCTCCCTCCATACATGTACCAGCACTCACTTGAACTGGTGTCCATTTTCTTTTTCTGTTTAGTAGTTTTTGATAGGGGTTCATTCTTGACAATCACATTGTGGTTCATTTAGTAATTGCTCCAAGTAATCGTTAACCTCAGTTTCATCTAAAGCGGCATACGCGCTTGACTTATCCTGTACGTCACCCATCACTTGAAGGCTGTAGTAGAGGGAAGTCTGGGGCGATTCAAGCCACTCTTCAATGAAACTCTCATCCATGGTGATCAAATCCGACCACCAATTCAGAGAGTAACCGTGCAGAAGTCCAGTCCTATCCAATAAAATCATAATATTATTTGCAACTTTGATGAAGTTATCCCATCCAACTTCGGATGCAATTTCTACTTCACCATAGTCATATGTCTGTACTCCAAAAGTACCACTGTCACGATCGACAGTACGTGCAATCGGTGGTGCAATCTCAGGTGTTGATGTATAACCATCAACGTCCTTTGAGCGGTAGCTACAAGACGCTGTAGGAGCGATAGCAAATGCACGCACCATATTGTGTTGCCTAGCGATGAGTGCTGCCTGGTCAATTCCAGAAGCAAGTTGAGAAGCCAACTCGTAGGCAGGTGATGCTTTTACTTCGCCATTGTTATATGACTCAAGAGCATTACCAAATTGTTTGTAAGTTACTCCGTATCTACGGAGGAGGTTTGCAAGTCCGAGCATCCCAAGTCCAACCTGACGGTCTGTTTCTGGGGGGAGATACTCTCCCGTATTGCCAACACCAGTGCAAGGGTGGAGGGCACACAATTCCTGCATACCTTCAACGAAAGCTTGAGGGATTGAGTCGAACTCACAAGCAGCGAGGTTGACATGTTGCAACAAGCAACTGCCACGTGATCGCAAGTAAACTTCAAGGCAAACATTTCCGAAAATTCTTTGTCCTTCATTGTCATACTTAACTTTGTTTAGCCAGATGTCACCACGCCTCATGCCAATGAGAAGTTTAGATCTCAATTCAGCATCTAATTCATCCCACCATTCCTGAGAAATATCTACACAACGTTTTGCCCAAGGCAATTGATCACGAGGTGTTTCAATAAACTCTACAATGTCAGGATGATTTGCATCTAAATGTAAAACTACTGCTCCATTTTTATATTTTCCCCCACGTCGGAGAGTTTCGTTAAGAGCCGAATAGATTCGTCCAAATGATACAGGACCACTCGCAATGACGCCAGAGTCTCTCTCGAAGTTTCGTGGGTCAAGTTGTGATAGGTGGATTGCAACTCCCGCGCCATTGCGTAGAGCTGTACTACAGAACTTCCAGGAGTTTTGGATACCATGTAAACCTTCTAATTCATTACTAACGTTCATTACCGTGCACGACACGGGGAGACGGCCAGATGGATCATCCATCCATGCCTGAACACGTCCAGTTCTAGAAATTAATTGACTCATTTAACAAGGTCTTCAAGATTAGGTGGTTGATAGTTTGGTCCTTTCATAATCTTTCCGTCGGACCTGCGGATAGGTTTGTTATCTAAACCGAGCTTAGATAAATTGGATTCATGTACACGATTCAATGCAGTTTCTAAATCCCATTCCATGTTTTCAGAATATTGAAAGCAAACATAGACAAGGTCAGCTAGTTCTTTTAGCTCTGCTTCGTAGCCCTCTTCAGTAGCTGCATACATAAACTCTTTGAACTCTTCAACGATCAAATCCCGTTGCATAGTCCGGTTGGCCGAACTGTTCTGGATCCCATAGGCGTCCCGGAATTCTATCGACTGTTCCTGTAGTGATTGATTCTGTAGATGTGGTGTTGTTAAGTTCATTTTCAAGATAGTGGATAGCCTTTTTAAGGTCAGACGCTTTCGAGTTAGCATCCTTGTAACCGGCTCGGCAAATATATTTAACTGCACAGCCAAGATGATAGTTTAGTTCCCAGTCTCTGATTGCGTCCCAGCATTCGATTGATCCTCGGGTGTAGTAAGTGGGTGAGTAGTAGGCCATTGTTTGACTAGGTTAGAGATAGAATTAGATAGAACAAAGCATTGACGTTGCAATGCCATAAACAAAGTGATGATGTCTTTTTTGTCTGCATTTGGTAGGAGATCCTCTAGTCTTCTAATCTTGAACTCCTGTTCCATCGTCAATTCTGTAATCGGTGGTGGGGGTCCAAGGAATGACGGCTTGTTTTTCTGAGTCATAGTCAGTACATGTAAGGATGCGAGCAAGACGGGCATTCATTAGTGCGTCATCCTCTGTTAGTTCTTTATCTTTGAATGCCTTGATAACTGTTTGCCAGTTGTAACCATGCTCCTCAAATAAAGTCACAGCACGTTTGATTCCAATTCCGGGCACGCCGCTATATCCATCGGTTTGGTCTCCGGCGAGGGTTTGGATTAGATGCCACTTAGCACCTTCAGTAGGTGTCACTGTAGTCATTTCATCCATGTTATATAACCGACCAGGTATTTGACGCATGTCTTTATCAGGACTGACAATGATGTTGCCTGGACGTTCCGTTGCATAGATACCCATAGCATCGTCAGCTTCAAGTTCAGGTAGCTTGATTACCTCGTGGTCTTTTGATAGTTCATTTATGACCCTTCGATAGCCACATGGTTTTTTACGATTTCGATGTCCCTTATATGCCCCAAAAATTTTCTTCCTAAAATTCTTCGAGTCACTAAAGAATAGTATTAGTTCTGGTGTGTCCCAAATAAACTCATTCTTGATTTTATTAAGTTCTCTTAGAACATTATTGTACGCCTCACTGAACTTACTTGTGACAAGAATGACATCGTCACCCCAGTCAATTTCTGTTTCAGCACCAGCGCATGATTTATAGACTATGTAGTCTGCATCAATGAGTAGTTTCATCAATGCACCTCTGCCCAGTTGGCTCCGATCTTTGCTTCTGCTGTGATTGGGATTCTAAGTTTGTAGTATTCACCAGCTTCTGCACTGCTAAGTACCAGGGATGCTGATAAATCTTGTGCGTAATCTGGGTGACACTCGAATTGTAATTCGTCATGTATAAATGCTAGCTGTGATGCACACAGCTTTAGTTGTGTAATGTTGTTTTGATTGATAACGAGCCACCTTTTTGCAACCACACCAGCTCCTGACTGAAGCAAATAATTTAGTGACTTATGGGGACTATCAAGCTGAATCCTGCGACCATCAATAGATTTAATGTAACCACGTTTAGCTGCTATATTGATACTGTCTAATAATTCAGACATGCCAGGGATAGCATCTACAAATGCAGCTCGTATTTCTTTGCCTCGTTTTTTAGCCTTAGCTGAAGATAATTGTGGGTCAAAGCTATGACCTATTTTTTCATCTCCCGCCCCATAGCACCAGGCGTAGGTAATTGTTTTGATAGCTCGTCTTGTAACACCGACTTTATCGGCATTGACTTGATGGATGTCTCCGGTAAGGAGGGTATCTCCAAACTCGGAGCTAAATTTTCCAAGGTAATGGGCGAGCATCCGTAGCTCAATCCCACTAAGATCGGCACCCACCATAACTTGACCAGGGGATGCTTGGAATAGTTTTCTAAATTCATTGTCACTAGGTACTTGAGATAAATTTGGGTTCCGATGGCTGGCTCTATGTGTAGCAGTAGCAACTGAACAATGATGATGTATTCGACTAGATGTCGTAACAAGCCTCAGCCATGCGTTCATGCCGTTCGAGAGGAGACCAAGCATTTTCATTACCGTCAAACATCTCGCGAATTGCATAGAAATCGGAGACGCTATTTCCGTCAGGACAACTTCGTCGATGATAGGTTTCCCAGTAGCTGTCATCTGTGTCGGAGTCCAACCACAAAATGTTTGCAATATCCATGAAATATGATCTCGTGATGTGGGATTTGTTTCTTTTAATCGAGTAAAGGTTGCACCTTTGATGTAGCCGCTAGTTTTGTTATCTCGCTTTGGAGTGAATTCAGCTCCTCCGACGTTAGGGTATCTCTTGCGAAGTACCTTTTTAAGATCTTGAAGTTCTTGTTCGAGAGACGATGCAAGTTGCCATGCAGCCCGCTCATCGAAATACCAGCCATGTCGTTCTTGTATAGATAAAATGTGAGCAACTTCGTGCTCTAGTAGGACCCACTCAGGTATTTGTGGAAGTGGTCGCATAATTTTTTTGTAACGTTGACATCTTGTACGCAGTAATCCTGCATATCTTGTGACCAGTGTTTCCAATCACTTGTTTTGCCAAATGCTCCTTTGTATTCACCTAATCTGTAACCGTATGCCTCAAGCGAATGTCTACCTCGTAACTGAGATGCCATATAACTAATGTCTAATTTTTTATCCACTTCCATCATATTTGCATGATACAAGCGGGACAAAAGTAAGGTATCTAAAACAAATCCAGTAGGGTTAAACCATGGATAGATTTTTTCTAGTACGGGCAGATCATATCCAATTACATTGTGTCCACAAATAACCTTTGATTCTTCAAGCAACTGAACACCACGGACAATTGGTTCTTGGTCACCTTGATCGTTGTAGACATATGTCTCATCAGCTTCCGAATCAAAGATGACCATACAGTGAATGCAGGTAACATCATTTAGGAGACCGTCCGTCTCCAGATCGAACACGAGCATGTTTCCAGACGTAAGTTTTATCGATAAATTGAGCTTTCTTTACCATCTCCTCAGTAGGAGGATTTGGTTTAAAAATCTGATTGTGGGTCGAAAGATTTTGATTCATAGAATTTGCACTTTTCTTTGTCGTATTTCAATTGGCACGCGACTCCCGTCTCGCCAGTAAAGCGGTTCTTAAGAACTCGCACTGTTGTATCAGCGTGTTCATCTCCACTCTGTTGATCTCGTTCAAGTCCAATAACTGCGTCAGAGATTTGACTAATGCTGTGGCTTCCGCGCAGCTGTCCAAGTGAAACTTTTGCTCCATCTTCATGTCCTTTATCACCTTGTGCTCTACGTAAATGAGAGACAAGGAACATTGAAATTCCTGTCTCTTCACACAACGACCTGAGCTTAGTCATTGTGTTATCAATCATTTTGCGTTCATCTCCATCTAATCCTGACAACAGGATTGACAGGTGATCTAGAAATACAACCCTACAGTCGAGTCCCGCAGCAAGGTAGCGAATTCTGGAGATGATGTTATCAGGATCAAAAGACCCAAAGCCATCAAAAAGATAGAGGTTCCACTCAGCAAGAGTGCTTTGATAAGCCTCGGTGAGATCAGATCGTTCATGAGTACCTATGTGAAATTGTTTACCACACGCAGCAGACATTAGTCCTAATGCTGTGCGTCTATTTGACTCTTCAAGTGCCACATACCCAACTCGTTCCCCTTTACTGAGGAAGTGAGCTGCAAGTTCACGGCATAGGGATGATTTTCCTTGACCAGTTCCACTAGTAATCGTGACAAGTTCTCCGGCCCGGACCCCTTGTAGTTTTTCTTGTAGCCCTGCGTATGGGTATTCATGTATGCAATCTTGTTGTGGTTCAATAACTAATGAAAGTAAAGTCTTACCATCAACAATGCCATCAGGTTTGTAGACCTGTGCATTCCAAATAGCTTGACGCACTGCTTCAAAATTGTCATCCTGAGCAGCCTCTGAAGCATCTTTGTAGCCTTTTAAGTCTGCAATTTTGACCTTACCAGGAGGTAAGATACTTGCGGCTTCCTGTACGGCTTGATGACCTGCATCATCATTATCAAAGAACAGGACAACTTCATCCCAATTCTCCAACCATTCATAGTTATGTTTGATTGATTTTTTTGCAGCGGCTGCACCGTAAGGCAGAGAGACTGCTTCCCATGTTGGAAAAGCTTCTCTGCATGTCGCAGCATCTAGCTCACCTTCGCAGATGACCATCCTTTTTCCTTTATTACGGAACAAGTGTTGGCCGAAAAATTTTCCGTCAGATTCACCTTCGTATCTGAAGTCTTTATCTTTAGTTTTAGTTTTTATGCCAAGATTGCGTCCACTGCCATCTCGATAATGGAAGCATAGGATCTCTCCATCGGCATGGATCCCATACTCTTCACATACTCTTTCAGAAATTCCTCGCTTTGACAGTCGTCGAGCAATTCCTCTTGATTCCATTCGTTGTACATAGTGGGTAGTTTCGTGATTGTGATTGCTGTTGTCTCCGCCTTTCCAGGTGTGACATACAAAACAAAAGGTGTGACCATCTGTGTATAAGCTATTGCCATCAGATGAGCCACACTCGTCGCAGGCAACGTGCCTTTCAAATTCGCTT